GGCCCAAGTATGCAACTCCCTCCAAAAGTGGGAAATGCATACCTAGACTACCTCACGGCAGTCCAAGCAATTAACGCTACTCAAAATTGTGACTCCTTTGATAGGTACACGGAAAATAATACATCCGTGAAAAATCCACGATCTCGCCGAATCAGGCGAGATACGCTTAAAACCTTCTTAGGGTCAAAGAAATTCTGATTCGGCAATTAATCATGCGCCTTTATAGACGCCAGCTACGGCCACAGTAGCTAATTTTATTTTGTTTCCTATTAAGCAATAGGTGGAGCATTCTCAAAATACATAGGAGGTAGCCCCGTAAAGAAGTATGTTTGAAAATCTTCTCCGGTTGCGCAATGAGCATCAAAACATGTGTCATCGCCTAGTGCACCGAAGATTCTATAATCAAAACCTTCATTGTAATCCAACGTGGTTGTTAAGTCCTCAGCTTTACCTGGGGAAAACCTGTATAGCGAATAATACGGTACTTCAAACTCTACATTTGGATTAATAAGGCCGGTTTGATACAAACTACCTTCTACACCAGACAATGGGCGGTCTGATACTGGGTAAGCACCACTACGTGTAACAACATTAATAGCAGCAGCAGCGTCGCTTGTGAAAGCGGCGCCTGCTGTTACTAGCTTTTGGTAACCGGAGTCACCAACTGGCACGCGTTGTATATACGTTACTGGTCCTCTATTTTCTTCTCTATATCCACGCAAAAGAAGTTTCCATCTGATTGATCCTCTCCAACCAGAAAAAGCATACGTTACCCAATGCAATAATACTGTGTTACAATAATTATAAGGCTCAGGTGCACTTGTTGGAAATTTTGTTTGATTGACAGCACCAGCTACATTTCCTCTTAAATAAGGAAACATATTTCTTCTGCCAAAATGAACTGAATTACCAAAACCACCAGAAAATATTAAATTCTGATGTAAATTGTAACGTTTAAGCAAAGCTCTAAAACTAGAAATAGCTTCACCCGTATAAACTTTATTAACTAATGCATGGTTTGTATATCCTGGTCCAATTTCAGATGATGTAGATTGTTGAGGTGCAGATGGTTCCTGTGTGTTTTCACAATCAGGAACAAGCTCCATACCACTCTGTGGTTTGAATACGAAATTTTGGAAATTATCAGTAGGTACAAATACCTCAAAATCATCTCCCATACTTACGTAAACATTAACTTCAATATCATTATTCACTGTCGAATTAGGTGTAGTCAACTCATTAACTACATAAACTCCAATTAAACCATTACCTGGTCCCTTGGAAATCAATGTAGTAGATCCATACATATTCGTAACAGAACCTAATCCAGGTTCAGTATGTGTCAATAACGTGGTCGGCTGACCATTACCTACTTCAATAGTGAAATCCTTTTTGTCTGCAATGTCAATAACTTCTAAATAATTGACATTGTATTCATCTGCGGCAATTAAGAAATTAGGATCGTAAACGACCTTAATTCTGCCTTTATGAAAAGCTGATGATACAATTTGAAACCTAAATTTCATTTTCCCAGTCCAATACTTAAATGGCATAGATGCCATAGCACAAGCTGGAAAGTGATATCCTGTAGGCGACAATGAATCTTCAGCCCAAACACTAGGATCAATACGACAATTCCACAACATAGTTTCTGGAGTCGTACCGATATTCCAATCAAATGAAGTCAAATAAGACTCCCTTTTGGCTATTTCACCTATATTTAAAGGATCAGCACCTCCCAAACCTGAAATTCGTGGATCAATGGACAACTCTTGTTTATCATCAACAGTCAACTTCTGCATCTGATCTGGTACTGTAGTCAATGCTAAGCTTGAAGTAGCCACTGGTTTATAAGGATCTGGATCCTTAGTAACCGGTGGTCTACAATATCCCAAAGCTTTAGCAACGTCTGCAACCATACCAGCTCCTTCAGCTGTTGCTGTTGCAAATGGTCTTATCATGGGTACACTTGACAATACTGTTGCCGCTTTCTTGACCGCCGTGGCAGGTCCAGAAATAAAGCCTTTAGTATTAGCCATATCAACTTCTTTACCAGACTGAGGAGTAATTGTATTAGCATTAACTCCTGTCAACACAGCCATTGATACATCTTCTAACCAAGCAAATAATGTTACAGTTACTTGATCAGTAGCACCATTAGCGTGTTTCAAAGGATTAATAGATCTTATTGTAAGTTCACCTAATTC